AAGGAAATAGATCAGTTAAAATCAGATTTGGCAATAATGATGACCAATAAAGATGGCAACAATACAAGCCCAGATAAAGGAACTTCGTAAAAAAATAAAAATTCCTTGGCGAGTTATTTATGTTAATCGTGAGATATTGGCAGAAGAATTTGAAGAAAAGACAATTTACGTACACATTTGGATTTGACAAAAGGATGACCAGTCTATGGGTATTTTTGATAAAATAGTTAATGTGGCACTAGAACCTGTGCATGCAGCTCAAGATTTATTTAAAAAAGCAACTGGTCAACCTAGCGATAAAGAAGTTAAAAAACAGAAACAATTAATGAATGAACAGATTTCTGCTTATAAAGAACAAACAGAATTATCTAAACAAGAACTCAACAAAGCAAAAGATTCTCAAGCAGCAGAGCAAAGACGCATTCAAGAGAAACAAATTAGGTCTGTTAGAAGGCAATCAAGTATGCGCGGATTTCTAGGAAGTAGCAGTGGTGGTGAATTAGATTCTAAATTAGGCGCATAATTAATGGATACTACCCAGGGAATGCCTCCAGTTGCGATGCCCGCCGGATCAATGCTAGAGATACTACGTAAAAGATATAATGCGGCAAAGTATGTAGCTGACCTTTGGATTCCTATAATGCAGGCTGCCTTCTTCTATGCAGTACCATTTCGTAATCGATATTATCTACCGGGTAAGGAGTTCCAAGGAACCGTACAAAATACCAGAGTATATGATACCACCGCCGTAGAAGCTGTTACGGTATTCGTCTCTAAGTTACATGACACAATGACACCGCCTCAAGTCCAGTGGGGATTTTTAGAAGTGGATGAAAGCTGGGTTGACGATCCTTCAGATGAAAATAACTTACAATTAATTCAAGAAGCGCAATTGATTCTTGATTCCTATATGAGACGTCTATTTACTTATATACATGCTTCAAATTTTGATGTGGTGATTAATGAGTGCTACTACGATTTATCAATTGGAACTTCTGCTCTTGTTATTAATCAGCATACTGATGAGCAGCCTTTCTTATGCACTTCTATCCCTATGGATAAACTCGCTATTGAAGAAGCAGTTAATGGGAATATTGAATCATGGTTCCGTACGTGGCAAAACTTAAAAATTGTTGAGCTACATACTCGATGGCCTGGCATTAAGATGTCACCTAATCTATTAGCTATGATGGCAGCCGATCCAGATGCTGTAATAAGAAATGTGTATGAAGGAGTAGCTTACTTTTGTAACCAACCTAAAAAATATTGTTATGCAGTTTGGGCAGACAATGATTTGCTATATACACAATGGCTAGATTCAAATCCGGGTATCATCTGGCGCTTCAAGAAAACAAATAATGAAACTTGGGGCCGTGGCCCTGTGATGGAAGCATTGCCAACAATTATAAGTTTAAACGAAATGGCGAGAGTTGAGCTTGCATCAGCTAACCTTAATACATTCCGTCCATATATGGGTTTTAGTGATGCCGTATTTAATCCTCATACATTTCAGCTTCAGCCTTTTACAATTATTCCAATTGCACCTATTGGTAGTAATGGCCAAGTACCACTTATTCCCTTACCTAATTCTGCGGATCCTAACTTTGCGCAAATGACGATGGTAGATTTGCGGATGCAAATAAAAGCTTTATTATTTGCAGAAGGTCCGGAAGAATCTAGAAGTGTACAGCCAAAGACAACTTACGAGCTTTCTTTAAAACAACAAGGGTTAGCCGAAAAGATTGGTCCTTTGTTTTCTCGTATGCAGCAAGAATTTTTATGGCCATGTGTTAAAAGATTCGCTCATATTCTACACAGCATGGGTAAATTACCCTACCCTCAGGTAGGGGGAATCCCTATAATCTTTAAGTATAAATCCCCATTAGCCAAAGCGAAAGGTAGGGCTGATGTAGAAGCTTTCACACAGTATGTACAGTTGATGCAGGGAATCATGGGACCAGAAGCCACGCAGCTTTATATTAACCCTAAGACCACACCTTACATGCTTGCTGAAATGCTACAGATAGACGAAAGATTCTTGAATAAACCTGAGGATGTACAAAGAGTAATGCAGCAAATGCAAGATCAACATTCTCAAATGCAATTAGCGCAATCGCAAGGAATGATGCCAGAACAACCTCAAAACCCGGCTCAGTCACCTATTGCACCACCAGTTCAACAATAAGGAAAATGAATGGAAAAAAATCCGTTAATAGAACCTGAGAATTATTTTGAAGGCTATGCAGAAAGTGCAGCACAATTAAAAAACCAACCTGAAGTAGTTGAATTAGATAAATTGTGTTACGAAGTATTTGAAAATTATGAGCCTGGTAAAAAGCTTATGGAAGTTCTTATAAATCGTTTTCTATTGGCTCCCTCAAGTACACCTGGATCATCAACTTTTGACAATGAAGTAAAATTTGGTGAAGGTTTAAGATATGCATTTTTATTATTAAGAAATTGTGTAAAGTCTCATAAACAAAGAATTGTTGCTCAAGGAAATACAGATGCCAGAAGATGAAATTAATACACCCCTAGTTATACCAGAAGCACCAAAGTGGTTTATAGACGAAGGAGTTCCAGGCGCTGGCGATAGACCGACATGGTTAAATGAGAAGTTTAAATCCACTGCTGATTTAGCTAAGAGTTACCATGAATTAGAAAAAAGAGTTGGAACTGCACCTGATGAATATGATTTTTCTAAATCCAGATATCTTGATCCTGACTATGTTCCGTTTCAAGAACTAAAGCAGGTCGCTAAAGATAAAAGAGTTCCTCAGGAAGTCATCGATAAGATGCTTGAGTCTGTCGATAAATATATGGATGAATTTAAGATAGATGATAACGAGGAAATTAATAAATTAGGATCTAATGCCAAAGATCGTTTAGATACTCTAAACAATTGGGCAAAAGCTAATCTATCCAATGAATCATACGAAGCTCTTACTTCAAATTTAAGAACAGCTGAATCAGTGAAAGCAATCGAAGAACTAAGGAATAAAATGATGTCAGGAACTCCTCAGATCCCAAATGGAAATACAGGCGCTATAACTAACAATGCTTCTTTAGAAGATATAAAGTTAGAATTGACTAATAATTTGTCAAAGTATAAAACTGACGCTAATTATAGAAAGGACTTACAAGCACGACTTGAAGTCGCTTCTAAAAATTCTGGTGGTTTTGTTGACAAAACAGGCTCTTGATATGTTATAATTTATGCAGTACCAATTGATAATTGGATAACTTTTAAGCATTGACCTCGTATGAGATAATCACATGTGCTAGAAGCCCAAAAAAACAATGGTGAAATTATATTTCATTAATTATTTTTGGAGATTTTAAACATGTCTACCTCATTGACTGCGGTGCAACAAATTGAGTTTGATGCATTAGTTAAAGCTGAATATCAATCCTTAGGTTTTTTATTACGTGACACAGTTCGTGTCCGACGTGATGTTATTGGTTCATCTGTATCATTCCGTAAAGTGAATCAAATTCAAGCAGTGCCAACAGGATATTTGCAAACTGTTGTCATTCAAGATCCAACCTACAGTCAGTCTTCTGCGATCCTACAAAAATACACAGCACCAACAGCTGTTGATACCGTACAAGAATTAACAGTAAACTTTGATGCTAAGATGGAAAATGCGATGCTAGTTGCAAACGCATTAGGCCGTCGTTCAGATCAAATCATCATTGATTCTTTGGGTGTTAGTCCTGGCCAAACCATTGTTAATGGTGGCGTTAACATGACTTATACTAAATATCGTCAAGTAATCCAGTTCTTCGATAATAATGCCGTGCCTTTACCAGAAAGATTCTGGGCAATGTCTGCGAGTAACTTTGCTTCACTATTAGCTGATGATCATTTCGTGTCAACCTTCTATACTCAAAACCGAGTATTAGACAAAGGTTTCATTAGAGAATTTTTAGGCATTAACGTAATCATTATTCCTCAAATGGCAGAAGGTGGATTACCTCTTTCCGGTGAAATACGTAAAACATTTGCTTGGCATAAACAATCTACCGGGATGGGGATTGGTCATGACTTCCGCACAGAAATTAACTATTTACCACGAGAAACATCTTGGTTAGTAAATGGTATCTTCTCTGCTGGAGCAGTAACCATTGATAATTTGGGTATCATTGAAGTTGACTGTGATGAAACCTCTATCTAATTAATTTTTTTTGGAGTAATGAATATGAGTTTTACAATATCTAATTGGGCATGTATATCGGGTTCTTTGAACCAAGGTCAACTTACAGTTACACCTTTCGGTGGATCACCAACAGTTGAAAATGCACAGAATGTTTTTGCTTATGCAAGTCCTGGTGATGCTGTAGCTACAATTGGTGGAGCTAATTATTTTTTATCTGAATTTGCTAGCTTATCTGTTGGAGATTGGATTTTAGTTAATGGTTCAGATGCTAGTGAGATTTTGATTGTTGACACAGTATCTTCTACTAGTGTTACAACTGTAGGGTTCTCAGCAGCTGGAACAGTTAATACAGCTGATATAGTTAACAATGCGGTTACATATGCTAAATTCCAACAAGTGGCAGCATCAAGCTTAGTTGGTAATCCAACAGGCAGTCTTGCTAATGCTGAAGGAATTACAATTGGTAATTCATTAGAATTCTCAGGTACAGTTTTAGATGTACCAACGACAAATTTAATCTATACAAATGTGGCCATTACTGCAGCTGAATTTCTAGGTATGTACGCTTCACCTAAGTTATTAATAGCTGCGCCAGGTGCTAATAAACTAATTGTAGTTGAAAGATTAGTATTGGTATTAACGCATGTCTCTACTAATTATGCAGCCGGTGGTCTTGTAGCAGCACAATATGATTTGTCTGCTCATGGAGCTGGAGTGCTAGCGACTAATACTGAAGCAGCTGCTGATTTCTTCGCTACTGGAAGTACTGCATATTTCT